CGAAGAGGAATGTCCTCTCCGCTAGATGTATTGGTAAAACGCATACCACGAGACCCCCACCGAAGTGGAATTTTGTGTGGATAGCGAAGAGGTTGCACTAGTGGGAAAGTGCGTGCAGCAGTCCATAACGCTCGTTGCGGATGAGCTCCTCACAATGGATTTGATGTGTTGGGCTGACACCAAATGTGAGGTAGAAACTGTTGCGAGCTTGTGGGGACACAACTTCTCCTGCCCCTCCTCCGTGGAGATGCATCATGTGCTCAACTCCAGATGAGTCGTAGAGCGAGCTATTAACCCGCCCACCGACGTCAAAGAAATCAGCGAATGCATTGAGGATTGGCACGTCGGCATAGGTGTTGCGGATGCCGACGGAGAGTGTGGTGAGGTAGTCGCGGAATTGTGTGCCTCGAAAATGTTTGCGGAAATTCGTAAAGACACAGAGTGCATCGAGTGGCTCTTTGCAAAGAACGGGGCCGGAGCAGGTGGTGATGACTCCGGCACGGCAAAAACGGACACGAGCGACCATCTCCTCTTGCGAGGAGACGAGGCTCTGCTGGACCTTCGTCTCAAGGCCGAGAGAGGTAAACCTTCTGACCCAGGACGAGACCCAGCGTCCGTTCTCACCTTGCCAACGCGGCGGGACGACAATGAGGGTGTCGTCTCCGTCGCAATACAGCTTGACTCCATTCTTTCCCCCGAAAGCTGGTCCCAGGCAGTACGCTATTGAGGCAAGAACAACGCATTTGTTGCCGGTTGAGGTGCCGGCAGTTCCTGAACCGCGGTTACCGTAGAGTTTTGCAGAGACCGGTCCTCCCTGGACCCTGCAAAAATTCTGTGAGGCGATGACCGCGTCAAGATCTGCGTTCTTCCCGAATAGTGTAGTGGCGTGCCTGAGAAAAGTTTCTCGCTCGATGACCCCGAGCTGGCCGAGTGATCCATCAAAGGAACTCCAGTCTAGGGACAGCACCATATCACCGGGTTCGATGAAATGTTGGATGTGCTGCCCCCGTTTGCGGAGACTGGATCCTGAGGCAACATGTGCAAATCCACGCTTGTGAGAGTAATGGTGGAGTGCGTCTTCATAATGGTCTCTGTAGACGCCTTCAACAAGTATGGGAGCACGCAGAGGTTGTCCGGGTTTGACACCGGGGGCTCCTTTTGCGCGAATGCTCTGCACCAGCAGGACACGCGGCCGATCACTGAGCTCTCCCCATTTGGGAGCCGACTCATGATAAATTTCGGCACAACGGTTAGCTAGCGGATGAGCTTCGAGCTCAGCGGCACAACGCAAATAGTGGGCTCGTTTGGTGCCGGAGTACTTGAGGGCCTTATTCTTGTAGTTGAGTGTATCTTTAAGGGCTTTGCTCTCTTTAGCGGCTTTGTTGCGGATGATGGAATTGAGGGTTCGGTAGAGTTCCTCCATTTTGGCAGTGATGCCCTTCAGATGGCGTTCCTCGATGACCCACGGTCGGTCTTCTTGAATGCGCTGTCTGTTGAGGAGAGCATGTACCTGTGCACCATAGTCTGTGCATGGGCTGGGGCGATAGTTGGCGCCGAACTCAGGTCGGGGATTTTGTGGCTGGTCTCCAGTGGCTGCCTCCAGAACACGTACCACCTCATCGATGGCTGGAGAAGTGTACTGGAGGGTCTGGCGTCGACATGTGTGTATGAAGGGTTTGCAGGACACACTGCTTTCCCAATGGGCTGGTAAGCAGTTCGTTGCTGAGGGGCGAACGACTTTGGTGTACCCGCGGAGGAACGGATCACACTTACACACGGCGTTTCTCAACACCAGACCTCTAACGAGAGTTTCCGATGCTTCTCTGTACGTGCTCGTCGCGGATCGAGCGTAACACGTCGAAGAGAGCCTCCTCCACTGCTGGCGGCAGCGGATTCTTCTTTTCGATGCGGTCGCGGAGAAGGTTATTAGCGTGGCGGGTGAGGGCTATGAACAACTCGTGAGGTGGCAAAACAGAGAAATCTCCGAGTTGCTGAACGAGAGTGTCACGGAAACGTCGTCCCCATTCAAAACCAGCGAATGGCGCAAGATGGCGCTCGAGGTCTCGCTGGTAGTCGGCTGGTGTTTCTCGCCAATTGGAGGCTTCACGACGGTTGTCACGGGCCCAGCGGGCTATATTCAGGATCAACGTCTTGAAATGGAAGCGAGCCTCCTCGAACGTGGACATTTCGAGCTGGCTGTATCGCACACAATCTTCGACATGGTCGTCAGCGGCTGGTGCCTGCCCAGCAACTGCGACATCGAATGATAAAATCCGACGCCGCAGAAGGGGGACAAACAGCAGCCGATACAAGAGTGCACGGACTAGCTTCTTGAGTTTTGGAGCGAGAAAGAGGAGGGCGAGAATGCCGACAGTGATTCGACCACTTTCCTTAGAGGCAAACTGTAATAACGGAAAAGCGGGAACGGGGGAGCGGCCGGGCAGCATCTTGGCGAGGAGTGCTGCCTGGAGGGGGTTGGGTGCTGCCTCTGCCTGTGGTAGCAGGAGCAGGATGAGGAGCAGAATGCCAAGCTGTAGCATTCCGCAGTAACTGCACCGCACGCGTACTGTTGGTCCGTTGGTGGTTGGTCCAGCGGTGTCGCAGACGTGGGTGTCATGCTGTGCAGGGGTGGACGCTGAAGGGATAAACTCCTTCTGCGTTTCGACCAATCCTGGTCTGCGGGTGGTTTTGCCCAACCCGTGGTGGGGACCGGTTTGTGTTGCTCCGGCTGCTTCTGTTTTCTTTTCTACAGGAGACTTGATGTAGCAGGCAGGCGCCTGCAAGCTCTTGTGTCAAGCGGGGAGGGGTTGTGACACACCTAGTTCAACCTTACCCGGAGAGAGATCATCCACATATAGGGTGCAGACTCCGGTTTAACCAGACAGTTCCAGGAAACGGACAGCCTATCCTGGGTGCCTGGGGAGGCTTTGTGG